ATCTAAATCAGGACTAGGTAAGATACTTGCCGCAATTGCTATTGTAGCCTTAATTGTAGTCACTGGAGGAGCAGCAGGCCTCGGATTGGCGGGGACCACGGCAGCAGGAGGCGGGCTAGCTACTTCTGCGGGTTGGGCAGTAGTAGCAGGAGGTGGTTTAAGTACTGCAGGAATGTTTGCTGCTATGGGAGTTCTAAACCTTGCAATGATGGGTATATCTCAAATGATGGCTCCCGATCCGTCAGTAGACTCAGACGCTCCTGAAAACTATGCTTTTAATGGCAACGCACAAAATGTGAAAGAAGGAGATCCTATAGCTGTACTCTATGGACGACTTAGAGTACCAGGAAGACCTATTAGCATAAATGTATCAAATGAAAGCTACTATAAAAACTATAGTGGCAGTATTCAAAGTGGTGATGGTAGCTTACAGACAACAACTACGGGCACTTCGCAGGCAATTAATATAAACAATATAAACTTAGGGAGTATTGGAAGATGAGTAATAGACATGGTGGTGGAGCAGGGCCTGGAGCTGGAGACAATGGTGGAAACCCACATAATGGCGGATCAAACACGGCCGGACAATACTCGGGTACTGTTAGTGTAACTCAGAACGATAGCCAAGTAATTCAAGTTACTGATGTTATATCAGAAGGGCCTATTTACGGTTTAGTAGATGGAGCAGCTTCTGTCTTTATGAACAATGACAGGGTTATAGAGCCTAGTAGCGCCTCTCAGCACTTAAGCAGAGGTGTTACTACAATTACTCTGACCAATGGTCAAACTGGGGCAGTTATAAACAACTCTCTAAGTACTAATCCTATTACTCTAAATGAGGAGGCAGGAGGTTCTTTAAACCTAATTATTCGTGAAGGCTTCACTGGTCCTAGTGGTCAGCTAGTAACTTCAGACTGGCTAAGCCGGCACAAACAAGTATTAACAACTTCAAGCAGTTTTTTTACTTCCTCCATGATTACTACTTCCGCAGGAAGAACAAACCCTGATCAACTAGTACCGGCTAGGCTTGTAGCAATTTCTGGCAGTAGTACTACTCCCGACGGTATACCTATCGAAGGTTTTCTTCACGCTAGAGACTCGGGTACAAAAGCTCGCTGGAGAACAGGACACTTTGGAGACTATAATGACTATGAAATTACCGATGGAAACTACACACTGCACCTTGATAGAATAGTAGCAGTTGCGGCAGTAAGCGGAGTAAACGTTACTTTAGCAGCAACTTGGGCAGGTGCCACAGGTACTTATGCTTTTGATAATACAGGTATTATAAATCTTACAAGTACACCTGCCCAAGCTTTAGCAAGCCAAAGAGTGCAAGGAGCAGCAGTAAGCTTTAGGCCAGGAACTCTAAACCAGACTCCTATGGGCAGTGGAGGTTCTTCTGCAATTACTGTAAATTTTTCAGGCTTATCCATGGAGCATACCACAGGATATGGAGGAGATCAAGCGCCAAGAGTATTATTAGCCAGTGGCAACTTAGCCTTGACTGCTGAACAACGAATAGAATGCGACAAAGTAAAATTCCGTATAAACTATCCTGGAGGCTTTAAAAGTATTAACGGTAAGGGTGACGACAGGGCTGCTGGAATTTTCTATGACATAAAAGTAGCTATTAAACAAGAAGGAGAGTCCTCTTTTGAAGCCTATAGAACTATTAATAGTGCTTTAAAACATACCGGAAAGAGAGAAGACTCTGTTACTTTTGAACACAGTATTGATTTGAGAGCTTTAAAGCCTTTTATTGATTTTCGTATCCAAATAAACAGAAAGTCCTCGCACGAAAATCCAGGCTACGATTCTTTCGGCCAGCGTCCGCATGACGATTGGAGTAATGTAACTACAGGTTCTGTTCATAGTGCCACTTGTATCTTGGATGAAAAATTAAATCATCCCTACACTGCAATGGCAGAAGTCGAGTTTAGCAGTAAGCAATTCACGGGACTTCCTCAAAGAACCTACGATGTTAAAGGAAAACTAATACAAGTTCCTAGCAACTATGTTACTAGAGACGAAGCCGTTAATGGAGTAGCTACCTACAATAGGAATACTTCCACAGGAGCCATAGAAAACACTTACCAAGACTGGGACGGTGCGTTTCGAACTTCTTTGGTTTATACTAATAATCCTGCATGGGTATACTATGATATAGTAACTAATAACAGATATGGTTTAGGAACTTTCATAAAAGATACAGACATAGACAAGTATGCTCTTTATAGAGTTGCTAGATACTGTGATACACTTGTGACAGACGGAAAGGGAGGAGAAGAACCTAGATACACTCTTAACACTTATCTTACTAAGCAGGCAGACTCCTATAAAGTCCTAAAAGACTTGGCAACAAACTTTTTGGGATTACTATACTTTTTAGACGGTAAACTATATACGTCTATAGACGCCCCTGCGAGTCCGGTTTATAATTTCACAAAAGCAAACGTACTAGAGGGAGCTTTTTCTTATGAAACAACTGGCTCTAAAACTCGTGCTAACCAAGTTATTGTTTCTTGGAACGATCCTGATAAAAACTACGCCTTACAACCTTTACTTGTCGAAGATAAAAGAAATATATCTTCAACAGGTAGAATAATAAAAGAAAGTGCTGTAGCCTACGGGTGTACTTCTGAGTCTCAGGCATTGAGATATGGAAGATGGAAACTATGGACTTCTGCAAACCAAAAAGAAGTAGTTTCTTTCCAAACAGGTATAAACGGGGGCTTTATAACTCCGGGTGATGTTATCAATGTGCAGGATTCTGATAGGTATGCTGTCAGACTGGGTGGGCGTATATCTACAACAGGCACTATCAGCACCACAGTAGTACCTCTGGACAGTAGTGTGGCCCTACTTACGGGGTCAACATATACTTTGGCTGTTGTCTTTGTTAAGCCTTCCGCCTTTACGTTACAAGATGCTTATATTAACGGAACCTTCTATAAGGCCGGCAGCCTAGTTACTAGCGCTTTTGTTGACAGCAACAATAACGGGACATACACATATCAAACTATAGATACCCCTGAGGAAGCTGCAAATGCTAAAGGGAGCGCGACAGTAACAGACGCTCTGGTACTAGAGTGGAAGGACCATCTTAGAACCGAGGCACAGCCTGTTTCTTCTAGCTTAATTGGTCAAACTCGTACTTCTCTCACAGTGTCTACTGCCTTTACATCTGCCCCTACTGCGGAAGATATTTGGGTCTTAACAGAAGAGAAAAACTCTCTTAATGTACAAGGGTCTGCCAAAGAGTATAGAGTTTTAAGCATTGCACAAAGCGACAAGAACGAGTATGAAATTACAGCAGTAGAGCACTACGACAGTAAGTATGACGCTGTTGAAGAAGATTTCACAACTTACGTTCAGACAGAACTAGAGCCGAGTGTTACATCTACGGATATTGTGCCGCCTGTTACTGCTTTGTCCGCAAAAAGTGCTTTAAGAGCCTCAGGATCTGCGAACGATACTTTGGTATTGTCTTGGAATACTCCTGAAAATGAAGAAATTGATGGTGATGTCGTTAATGGAGTACAGACTTCTTACTACCGTAACTACGGCCGCCATAGTAGTCAATCTCAGTCTAATACTTATGAATACTTATTAGGCTTTATGATTGACCATGATATCCCCAATTACCCTAGCCCTATAACTTTAAACAGACATATCACTGGATTTAATTTTGACGATATAGATCCCGGTGATTATACTATAGCTGTAAGAACTCGAAATATTCTTGATAATCTTTCTTCTTCAACCAGTATTCAAGCAACTGTTACAGATCGTTTTACAGACGTACTCCCTCGTATGGCTTTGGGAGTGCCTTACGGAGGCTCTTGTAGTACTACTACAAAAATAAGTAATGCAGGCTTGTTCGAACTGGTCGACAGTACTTATGGGTTTAGACCCGCTCAGTCAAATGGTGCGATCCTTGCAAATGCCTCAACAACCGGCAACACTTTCCAGTTGGACATTTCTACCATGCCTATCATTAGTGCTCCTAATACTAGTGCTCTTGCAGGTACTTTTATTGCAGACCATCACTATGTAACTATGAGGTCTAATACTTCTACTAACATACTAAAACTTCTGAAGTATGTTAAACCTACCTTTAATGTTCCTTACTGGATAGACGCAGGCACCGGTAATAACGCTACAGGTCTTACAAATTTGACAGGGACACTACAGGCGTCTACACAATCTAAACTTACAGGAACCAGTACTGCGTTTAGTACAGAGTTAGCAGCAGGAGCCTTGGTAAAAATAGGAACCACAGCAGCTATTGTATCTAGTATAGTTAGTGATACAGTTTTATACTTAGACAGAATTATAACGGTTGCTAATAATGCAACGGCTCAGACTAATAATTATAGATTTGATTATCAGAACGAAACTATTATTGCTAAAGTATACCGAACAGCTTCACAAGTTTACTATAATAATACATACATGAGCTTAGACAGTACTCTTGTTCCTCAAAGAGGCGTAGCACGAACTCTTTACCAGTTAAAAACGTCTGGAGGAGCTGCTGATTCTGTTCCAACTACAGGTACGTTTGCTAATCCCGAAGCAGGACAGACTGCCTGGACTTTAGCAATACCGAATATAACTGCTAACAACGATAAGATATATGCAACTACTAGAGTGTTCACTAGTGACGGTAAGGATCCTCAATCTAGTACGTGGTCAGCTGCTACCTTAATAGCACATAGACAAGATGGGACAAATGGAGGCGCTGGGTCAAATAATGCTACCGTATCTTTATATAGAGTTTCGACTAACGGCTCTAGCGCACCTACCGCTTTTGCAGGTACTTTTACATATACTTTTGATACCGCAGCGATATCGAGCGGTACTCTTAATAGTTGGACTACTGCAATACCTGCAGTCCCTCAAGGGTCTTATTTATGGATAAGGCAAGCGTCCGCGAGTTCTACTACTAACACTGTTAGTATTGCTCACTCTGCGTTCTCTCCTGCTGTTGTTGTGAGTGCCTCGGGTATTGATGGAGCTATCTCTAAGGTAGTCTCACTAAGAGCCTCTAAAGACATCATAGAGTATAGTGCTGC